AGGAGGCTCCTTGTTACCTTGTTTGAAGTCACCTAACTCACCGTGTATCTCTAACCAGTCTTTAATCGTAGTAGAGAACAGTTCAGAATAAGTATTACGTGCGGCAATAACCCTAGATAAGCGTACACCATAGTTCTTATGCTTCTTATCTTTAACAGGGGCTTGCTCACACATAAGGTCAAACAGTTTAAGAATACACTGGACGGTCTTACCAGAACCTAACGGCCCCATGATAAAAGAGTTTCTTGCGCGGCAATCATTGAAATCTTGCAGGACTTGTCCCTGCGGCATCAAGTTGTATTCAATTCTCATTACAACCCCGTAATTAAGCTCGTTGTTATTTAGACCAGTCTATCTTATCGTAATTAGATTTAAATACTTCTCGACTACTCGCTGTAGACTTACGAGCATGACTACCCTTACCACCATTGTATTCAGGAAAGTGTCTATCTCTTGTTTCTTTGTCTAACTTATGAATTATGTTTGTGCCTTTTTTAGCCATTTACCACCTACCGCATATACACGTTTCTTCTAAACAAACACACTCACTAAACATCTTCTCATCTAACACATACAGAACTTCTTTCATCGCGTATAAGTCTTTATCAATTAAAGCCGTACAAAACGCTTCAATCAATTCGTAATCAGCATCACTCACAGGTTCATCCGTATTAAGACTTATCATTTAATTCTCCACACTTTCATCATCCCTTAACCAATCTTTTATTACAAGTGTTTTTGCTAACTCAAGATAAAACACCTCAGATTCACTTTTAAGCGTACTTCCTACCTCAACCCCTAGGTCACCTATAGAAATTACAATAAAGTCCTTAGAATGCCTTATATGAGCTTCTATGAGGTCTTCTACATCAGGTCTGATCTTATGTATTGTCATAATTTTTTTTTGCGGGGGACATATATATACACATCACGCTCGCCTTCGGAGGGGGGGGTACTGTATATCCATCCACTGTATATTTATCCAGCCCTAGTCCTTGTCGTTTGTTCCACCGTCATATCGCTTTCTATTGACACTAATAAGGAGGCCACCCTGCTCCCCATTTGTACTGTGTTCTATGGCCTTTAGCTTTGGAGCAACATACTCCGCTATCTTCAGCCATGACGCTATAGAGTCGCGCTGATTCGCAACTGTGGGGTCTTCCTGAGCCAGCTGGTCGAGGGTATGAGCCTGTTCTGCCGCCTTCATTATGGGATCGAAGTCTTTACCGTACATATCCTTAAGACGATTGAGTAAAAATGCTTTGTTTTTGCCTAATGCTCCTTTGGGACGTGCCATATTATGTGATCCTCTATATTATTTATTCATACACCATTGATTCAATTGATCATTTTTTAACCAGATTGATCATTATTTAACCAATTATACCTTATTTACCCCTTATATATGAGTAAAAGTTAGTTTATTGCATATCCTTATAAGAACTCGGTATATAAACCATGATAAAAAAAGGCTTTCGAGTATTGCGATATGTCAAGATAAGAGTAAGATAGATACCACACACACAGAGAGGTAACAACATGGCAACTAATGCACCGCTACACAATCAAATTGAATACATGATTTTAGAGATGGATAAAGTAAGCACTAAGGATGCTTGCTCTAAAATATACATGAACTATTTAAATCTTTACAGGAATGAGTACCCCAAAGCCTATAGAGCCATTACGTTTAATTACAGTTGTTATAAGTCACTTAATAGCGACAGACTTAAGTAATTACATCAAGGGCATTCTTTGAGTGCCTTTTATTGTAACTATTTAAACAACTGAGGTAATACACAATGAGCAGAGCAAAGAATCAGGTCGTAATCTATAAAAGCAAGAACTGGGCAGATGGCGCTTATAACTGGGAATGGAAAACCACTAAACCTAATACTAGTAAAATGTGTACTTGGTTTGTGACTAGCAGAGTGATGGGTGAGTATTACACTGTACACGTTGAACAAGTAATCCCTTTTTTACTTAACGAATTAAACAACAGAGAGGTAATACCATGCTTAACCCAATGCTATTAACTATATATAAAATTGATTATTCGCGTTTATCGGCCGCGCAAATTGACTGGAGCATAAATTACTTAGAGCGCAGGATTGCAAATTTATTAAGTCTTGGTTGCTCGCCTGAAGTAACTAAAAAAGGCGTTTCAAGATTTCAAAAAACCATCACACAGTTAAAACAACTTAGGTAATACAACATGACAAACTTAATAGGCGTTCAAGACTTAACCAAATACAGCGATCAGGAATTGAGGTTGCGCGTATTTAATTTTAATGATGAGTACTTTTATGATCTGATGAAAAATCTCAACTGGTTATACACTGAGGTCGACGAATTGTTCCTTTATACTGATCAGCAATTTGCGGAGTTAGATAAAGCAGTAGTTAAACTCCATGCTGAAGTTTGGCCGCAACGCAGACACATTGCTAATGGCTTTTATGTAGAAGGATAAACTCAACTGATGAGTCCTAAAGGGACGAAACGCCTACGGGCGTCTTGAGACATAATAAAATAACATAACTAGAGGCAACACAAGATGAAACTACGAATAATTGGAAGTAACCAAACAGAGTTGGACTTAGGATTCGCTCAGGTATTTTTTAGCTACGAGACACCAGTAGCCGCTAGGATCACTGACGGTTCATTAATTAGAACTGAGCAAAAGTACAGCGTTACAACGTCTAAGCACATAAATCGATGGCTAGATGGCTGTGAGCATACATTAGTACCACAACAGCGCATAGACTGGCTATTAACGTCTGCTAGTGAATGTAACCCTGACTTTGATGAGGTGACAGCATGAAAACTAACGACCTTTACGAGCACAGCGAGTTTACTCATTGGCTCTCTCAAATGCCTGAGAATGTTGCGTGTAACTACTTGGAGGAAAGAGTTGATCTTGAAGGTACGCGAGTTGAGATCATATTTTACATACCAGATGAGGAGGTTACACAATGAGAATTACAAACGACAGACTAGCAGTTCAAAACAGGGCTAACAGGTATCTAATTGATAAGATGATACAGCGCCAAAAGAAGGAGCGGCATGATATGGATATGTTCATGTCCTTCATAACTGGATTAGCCGTAGCCGTGATTGTTGGCTTTGGTTATGAGATGTACATCATAGGAGGGTTTTAACATGACTCAGAAAGAACGCATACTGGCCTACTTGGAGCGTGGGCATACACTGACACGCTTGAACTCTTGGAAGATGTTGGGGATATTAGAATGCCCTGCCAGAATCTGCGAGTTGAAACAAGACGGCCATGACATAAAGACAGAGCGGTTAACAGTAACTAATAAATATGGTGAGAAGGTATCTATCGCCAAATGGAGGTTGTAATGAAAATTAACACTAAAGAGAAACTACAGATATTAATGTTTGGATTATATGCAGGCTATGATCTGAAGCTACAGCCTAATGGCACAGTTAAAAAGTGTGCTATTTTTTCAAGCCTAGATGATGAAGATATTAATTTTTATCTTGCTGAAGATGGCACTGTAACCGCATCGGCTGAAGACCTTACAAATTATAACGCTTATTACCAAGCACTAGGTTGCATTGAACACTCAAAACAAAAAGCAAACAAGCTATTTTCAAAGATCAAATAATAACCCTGCCAAGCCTCCATCATGGGGGCTTTTTATTTCCCTTCGTATTTATTCCGTAGGTAGTTCATCGACACTGGCAACTCATCGCATCCACCATTAGCAACTTCGTTCAGCATCCATATACCACGCCATGACGAATTAGTTTGTGGGGTAAGATAATCCTCATCATGTTGGTAATAAATCCCTGAGAACAATCCTAAAATGTTTGTACCGTCTGCTCTTCTGCCATAGGCAATGTCTCTATCCTGTACATGACCCATGATACAGGACATCATCTTTTTACTGAGCATATTCCTAGCACTGGATACAGGACGACCCATTATCCCAGATGTAAAGTAATGAGCGTATGCGATTTGGTCTATCACTACCACGTCAAGGAAGTTATAAACCTCAAAACCCATCTCTTCCAACTGTAAATCTTTGTACCCTATCAGACCATCTAGTTTAGGATCACTTTCAATGGCGCGTTCAATACGGTTTTCATGGTTGCCCAGTGTGTAGACCATGCGAGGCCGCCACTGTTTATGCTTGTTTACCTTTAACCGTTGTTGCTCATCTCGTATAGGCTGTAAGAATACTTCCATTGCGTGTATCCCTGCCTCAATATCATCCTTGTATCGACGGCCTTCAAACGACTTCTTCCCAACATCCCATGATGATAGGCTAGGCATATCAAAATGATCGCCAATATGCACGATAACATCTGGCTTTTTCTCTGCCGCATACAATCCTGCCCATCTCATGTGGTCAGTAGGTGAGTTAGGTTTGACTTGGGTATCTGGAATGACTAGATGCTTCATAGAACCTCACAAAAAAACGCCCCGAAAGGCGTTATGAATTTGTTAAATCGTCTTTTGCAATGGCAAGCAAGCCGCACACTACAAGGACTATGTAGTAAGTAATCATTCCAACCTCATTATGTCTGTGAAGCGCGATTATACTTACCTCCCATCCCTTTAGGTAATGACTTTTCTAAATAAGCGGCATACCAAAAGGTTATATTTTCGTTTCTTTATCTATCAAGAAATCAATGTAGTGTTTAGCCTTTCGGAGATCATCTATTCCTCCCTTAGACTGCCACCTCGAAACGTATTTAACCACATTTCCCTCACAATATCCAAGTTGGTTGCCCAAAATGTAGTCTATGGGCTGTATCTCAAGGTCTTTGTAGTGGGTTCCACCTATCTGTATTTCCTTGCTCAAAACGGAATGTCCTCATCAATAACTGCTTGTTTTGCTTGCGGAGTGCTAGGCTGTTCTGACCCATCAGTGTAGAAAACCTTAACATTACCCAAGATAGGAGTCTGGATGCCTTTCTCTCGCTCTTCTTTGTCTACACTTTGACTGATAAAGCCGTTGTTTTCATACTGATCTTGCGATGCTGTGTCTACAAACGTAGTGAGATCAAGGTAAGTACCCTTTTCACCCTTGTATAGACGCTCTTTGTCGATCTTTGTGACATCAATTCGTACCGATAATCCTACTTTCATTTTAAATTCTCCGTTTCATTTACAATAATATCAACAGCCTTTTGTACTTCAGCCGCCAACTTCTCTATGTACTCATCATCTCTATCCACTCTTACGATAAGGTGGGGTAGTTCTTCAGAGTACGCCATTAAATCCCACCAACTACGCCCTGTAATCATCATACAGCCCATGATTTTTTGTTTGTATTTGTTGATAA